CCACATGCGAGAGCAAATGCGCCCGAAGAGCGGGGTCACGCGTCGTCCCCCGTCCTTTCGCGCGACAAGTAGGCATGCAGGTCTGCGCGTCGCCAACGGCGGTGGCTGCCGAGCTTCGACGCCAAGCTGGCAAGGCCAGCATCGCGGCGAACCCGGGCTTGGAATGCGAGGACATTGGGGCAGCCGACTTCCCGCGCGGCGTCCGCGTCGGTCAGCAGCGCGGTGCGGCCGGACTCCTCGAGCATCATCCGAAACCGGTCGCTCAGGCGGTTCTCAAACGCGACCAGCTTGGCGTCGAATTCCTCCTCGGTGATCATGACGACCTTCACCGCGGGAGCGCCTCTGGCACGGGCAAACCACACGTACCCAACACTTTCCGGATGCGCTCTGCCAGCAGTGGGCGCACGGGCTGCCCAGACAGCATGCGCTTGACGGTGCGGGGATCCGCGACCGCCATTGCTGCGACCATTCTGATCTCGGTTTCGGTGAGCTCATTGTTCCGCTCGCTCATGTTGTCCAAGATGAACGAGAGAGCGGGTCAAGTCACTGACACCCGAGCAGAAAATATGTCAGTCTCGGATTTCTCGGATTTCTTTTAGCCAGGCGGCAATCAGATTCTCGGTCAATACCGGACGCGGTGTGATCTTCTTTCCGCCATCAAGCACCCTGCGCACAGTCCGCGGATCTATGCCGAGCTCATCAGCGATTATCTCAGATGCCTTCCCGAGCGTGAGCCCCTTGGTCTGTCGCGGTTCGTGGCCGGGAGGGTAGCACTTCGGTCGTCGAGGCCGGTTGTCTACGAGATCGTCGAGCCGGCTATATATGTGTTCCTGTCTTTTTGCGAGCTGCCATGCGTCGCCACGACCGGGCCACAGGCGTTTCCCCTCGGCTCTGACTTCATTCTCGAGCCGGCGAGTCTCGGACTTGTCCGCGTCCATTTCAAGAAGGTTCGCATCGAAGGCCTGGACCAGTTCCATCAAGCGAGTGGCTTCGTCCCGAAGAAAGTCACGACACTCTAGAAGCGATGGGAATCGGTTTTTACGTCTGGGCAACTGCTCCGCGTCCTTCCCGCATCGCTTAAGAGAAACCGGGCAGGGCGCCGAGGACGCGGCGACCGGCGCCCACACAGCGGGGATCAACCACTGCGTTGCCCGACATGGATACTCTACCATGCAGCTCTGACACGACGTGTGCTAGCCTGACATCTGCGTTCGCAGAAAACTCCGCGCGGGATCGGCATTGCTGGGGTTTTTGCCCCCTGAACGAGTGCACCTGATTGCGATCCCAGCTGCACGTCGTCATCATTCGGCCGGAACTACCCACGGGCCGAGTACATTGATCCATCGACCTAGCACATCTCTGGAGCATAGATGAAGCGATTAACAACGATCCTTCTGTCCTCGCTCGCCGCTATTTCTACTACCATTGTCGGTCTCAGTCGCGTCGATATTCCAAGAGGATTCTGGGGCGAAAAGAGAGTTCTGATCATCTTAGCGATCGCGTATCTTGGTATCCACGCTTTCGCGCAGCCGATAGTAAAAGATGTCAAAGAACGCATGACGAGTCGAAGCGTGCGGCGGCGAGAGGACATCACTGAATTGCTTATTGGGGCGCTTAGCAACATCGCCGACCAAACGGGTCTCGATTGGAGGCAGCTTGGTGTCCACGTTTTTCTCGTCAAAACCAAATGGCGTTGGCCCTTCCGAAAAGCCTGGTGGCCGCTCCGCAATCCGCGGGAGCAGGTCCAATATCAGGTTTCTCGTTTTAAGATCGCGAGGCATCCGCCGTCATCGGGCATTCGATGGACAAAGGGCAAGGGCGCCATAGGAGACTGCTGGGAGAAGCAGGTGCCGATCTCAGCAAATCTATACCGGGACTTTGCGCCCTATGCGAAGTTAACGGCACAAGAGTGGGACGGGTTGGATCGCGACGTTCGGTATGGGCTGAGCTTTGATGAGTTTCGCAGAGTGAAAGATTACGGAGGGGCAATCGTTGTTACACCAATCAAAAAGGCGGACGACACGACCAAGTACATTGGGTGCGTGAGTGCGGATTCGCCCGGCGATTCCTTACAAAGACTCGATAACCCCAGCGTTTTTGAAGTCCTTCAGGGTGTGGCAAAAACCACCGCCACGCTCTTGTCACGGCGGTAGGGTATACTTATGAATTAGGTGACGGATGCCTAGCCAAACCAGAAAACTGGTCAAGCAGACCGTAGTCACGGAGCAGTTTCTTGAGACGTTGGAGCAACTTCACGTGAGCGAAAAGGTCGTCGAGGCGGCAAAGCGCGCGCTCGAGAGACCGTCGACCGACGAGGAAACAAAGCTTCCACCCCGAAGCCACCCGGGGCGGGTACGCCGCTCAACGTAAGATCTCTGCCCGTCCGCTTCCGCTACAACGGCCATATGGAGCTCGGTATGGTCGGCGCGTCACCTCCGACAATCTCATGTCTGTGTGTTAGGGCGCCTGGCTGAGCGATCCCTTGTGGTCATCGGCGCTTGTCGGCGACCGAAGACATGACGCAACTCATTGTAATGCTTAGAAGGCCTGTGCTCTATCCAGCTGAGCTACGGGAGCAATGTCGTCAAACCTTACCTAATCGTTCAGCTATCTGCAACGCGACGCCGGCGTCATCCGTGGCCGTGTCGGCTTCCATATGGTGTCTGGTATGGTCGTCGGCCATCTGCTGCCGTCGGGCCTGGTCCATGCTGGCGATGTCGGCGGGCAGCTTGGGCGCGAAGCTGAGGCGCGCCACCTGCGCCGAGAGGCGCGCGGGCATCGCATGCGCGTAGCGCTCGACCTGGCTCATGGACTTCCACCGCCCCAGCTCCCTGAGCTCCACCGGATGCGTCCCCTCGGCTGCCAGGAGCGTTGCGAACGCATGGCGCAAAGCGTGGTTGTAGTGCTGCGGGACGTGAACGCCGGCCGCTACCAGCAGGTCCTTGACCTTCCGCATATCGTGCGGGTTGACCGCGCGGGCACCCTTCCCGCGCGCCCGCGGCATCGCGATAACCAACCCGTCTTTCGTCGCCGGGCACTTTTCTCGCCATTGCCGAAGCATCACCACCAGCTCCGGATTAGCCGGCACGGTCTTGACCTCCTCGTTCTTGGTGGTCGTCGCCCAGGACCGCGCCACGGTGATAAGGCCCCGCTCCAGGTCGCAATCGATCCAGCGTAGACCGCAAATCTCCCCGAGTCGCAGGCCCAAATACGCGCCGAGGGCAACGGCCGGCTTCAGATAACCGATGCCCATGGTCTCCGCGGTGGCTAGCATCTTCTCGAGCTCCCCGGCCGTGTAGTAGTCGGGCTTGCCGAGTTGGACCGATGGCCGCTCCACCTCGGCCGTGGGGTTCTCGCACGTGATGATGCCTTCCTTGCGAGCCCAGCGGTACATCCGGGAGATGACCTTCAAGACGTGAACCACGGTCTGCTTGGAACGCTTCGAAAGGATGTCATCGCGCAGCCGCTCCACATCCTTACGCGTGACATCGCTGGCGAGCTTCTGGCCGAGGGCCGGCAAGATGTAGTGCGTAAACTTGGAGCGCGCGAAGGCGCGGTATTTCTCCAGGTCTTTGATCCGTGGCCGAGAGTATTCGGCGAGAAAGCGATCGGCGACCTGATTCACGGTAAGCGCCACAGGCGCAGGCGCAGGCGGCTTCGGCTCTGGTAACCCTTTTCGAATGCGATCGGCTCGGGCCTCTGCCTCGCGTTCCAGCCGAGCGCCTCCATCCCGGGCTTGCGCCATGCTCTCGATCGCGTGCCCGTCGCCATCGGTGAGTAAAAGCTTGCTGTTTCGGCGCAGCTCGCCCTGCGCATCGACCTCGAGCAGCCCTTCAGCGTAGTAGCGCCAGCCCTTGCGTGTCTTCCGTCTGAATACGTAGGCCATCAATCCTCCTTTTCTCGGCTACTCAACCCACTGCAGTTGAACCGAGGCGAATGCCTGCCTGAACGAACGCGCCGATGGTGTAGTCGTCGCATTGGAGAGTAAAATCGCCGGCGGATCGGAATGTGAATCGTGGGGGTTTGGCTATGGCCGGGATGAGTCGCGGACGGAAGGCATTCAACGTTATCGGCGGCTTGGTGTTGATCGCGATGGCCGTGGCGGTCGTGGCGATCAGAGAGATGAAACAAGAGCCGGTACCGCGTCCCGCTTCTGTCACTCCGCCCCAAGCCGCTCCGTCCCTTTCCACGACAAATGCACCAGGACAGCAGCCTCCCCCTTCTGATCCCAATGCTCCTATAGATACCAAAAACCTGGGCGCCTCGATCGCGCAAGAGTTGAAAAGCCTCAGCGCGACGTATGCGAGCGAAGGCCCCCCCGGCAAGTACGCCGACCTGATTGATTCGGGGCTTTCGATCGATACAAGAGCAATTCTGGACGTGGCCGAGAAGGGCGCCGAGAACGCTCGGACGATTACATACTCCCATTTGAAGAAGGATGCGGACCGTTACGCCGGAAAGCCGTTTGTCTTTAGCGGACCGATCCTTGAAATACAAGAGGCGAAGGGGCAGCTCGTTGCTCGAATCAACCAAGGAAGCTATAGCGAACGCCCGATCTGGGTGGCAGCCACGTTTAACACCGAATTCATCGACGGGAAATATGTCGACGTGATTGGATACTTGGCAGGTTCTTACAGCTATACATCGCAAGCCGGTTGGAACATAACGATCCCTTCTGTCTTCGCTATAGCAATGACCAAAAACGGGAATCTCGCCAGGGCCCGAGCGCTCCGAAGCGGAAAGCGCTTGCGGCGCAGCGAAGACGAGGAGTGAAATCACGAAACAGTCCTCCTCTCTCGGCTCAGCAAACGCCATCTGTTCTGCATTCGAGGCGGCTTCCATGATTTCGTGGACCCGCGCCTGCGATGCCGCGAGGTCGCGTTCGAGGGTGTCTATGCGGGACCGGTCGGCCTGCGACGCGGCCAGCGCTTCGTGGCACATGTCTTTCAGTTCGGAGACCCGCGCCTTGGTGGTGTTAGCCGCGCGTGCATGGCCCCCTGCGACATCGACCAGCCGCGCATTCTCTCCCTCCAAGCGCTCGCGGTCCCGCTCCAGCTCGGCGACCCGCGCCGCTAATTGCTCGCATTCGGCTTCGGCGCTGTTCATTTCGCGTTCGAGCTGGTCACGCCACCGATCGCGTTCGGCGCGGGCCTCATCGCGCTCGCGTTCTAGCTCGGCGACCCGCGCGCGTAGGCGGTCGATGATTTCCGCGTCAGCTTTCACGCCGGCAAGGTCGGAGATTCTTTCCTTGTGCCAGCTCATGCGGCCTCTTTTTCTTCATCTTCCGTGAGCCCCTGATTGAGCGCTGGGCCGTAGCTTGCCGCACATACCGAATCGATGCGCTCAGCAGCCTCACCAAGAATGAACTCAAGGGCTTCGATTTCGTCTAACCCAAGTGAGCTTCCACCGGACGACTCGATGGTGCGATAGACCAAGCGGAGATAGTGCGCGACGATAGCGGCATCCTCGTTGATCTTCTCGAACACCTTGCTCATCTGAACCGGTTGCGTCCGTGCCTTGCTGCCAACGTTCCTCTTCGCCTTCATGTTCCCCCGTCCTTTCGTTGCGCCCTCGTTTTTCGGCGCCTCTGCCACCTACGCGCGCGGCCCCACGCCGCACGCTTACAAACCAGCGTCACGCAGACGTGCATTGATCGCCGGGAGTGTCTGCCATGCCGGATCGCAGTGATCGCAATCGTCGCGCCCCAAGTGGCCGAGATGAGAGTGCATCAACTCGTGTGCATAGGCTGACGCGTCGAAGCTGCCCGGCCAAAAGAGCTCCACGCAATCGCAATGGCTGAAATAGAGCCCTTGGTACTGGTGGCCGTCCTTAGGGTCCGTGACAAGACCGGCGTCCCATTGCACCAACGGCGCGGGATCCGTTTCGTCCATCATCTGGTTCCATGTGATGGCCTCGGCCTCGCACTGCCTCGGCTGCCCATGTTCGCAATCGACCGGAGTTCCCGAGGGACCGTAATAGCACCCGCCGACGAACAGGAGAAGCATGAGCGCTCGCCGCATCAGGCCACCAACCGCGCCAACGTGGAACAGCACCGAGTGCAGTTGCGCAACTCTGCCGCCGCTTCGCCATCGATTGCCTGCATCCCCACGTAAGGCAGTGCCTGCCATGCGACCTCATCGATCTTCAGCGCCTCATGCGTTTCACGCGAACACATCAGATACACCTCTCCCTTTGCGGCCATAGGCCGCGCCTGCGAACGTTCCTCTTGAGCGCTTACTACCGCTGGACTTTCTTACTTTCCTGATTGGCCAGCCAGTCGAGCAGCGCGACGCGCACGATATCCGCACGCGAAATCTTCAGGCCGGGGCGCTCCGCCGCCATGCGTTCGGCCGCCTTATCGAGCTTTGCGACGAGCCCCGTGTCGAGCCTAATGTGAAGCATCTTTTCCTCCTCGATAACCATGCGAGCGATTCGATACAAGAACGATACCAACACGTCCACTCTTGGGTGTACGCAGGGTTACGCGCGCGACCTGGGGCAATACCCGGGTATCGTTTGCAACACCTGTTGTATCGGTTGCCACACCGACTGTTACGGCCGATACACGGGTATCGTCTGACCCACCGGCCCGCATCACACCCGCTGCCGTATCACGCCGAATGGGCCGGCGCGCCGCATGATGGTTCTGTTCTGGAAGCGCTGTGGCGTAACGGGCTTATGTCGCACCGTCTCGACGAGGCAATAGCGAAGGCTATCCAAGGCGTGCGATGGGATCCGCTCGTCGATTTCTTCGCGATAGAGGCCCGTGCGCTTGTCGAAGAGCCACGAAGCAGCCTTGATCTCGCGAATGAGATTCGTGCAGGCGTCGAGGATGCGCAGGCGCGGACCGTCGGGTCCCGGGTGCAGCCAGGTTTGGATATGCGTTAGGCCCGGCTTGATCGACTTGTCGGTGCCGCGCGCATTCAGTCCACGTCGGCAAAATGCATCGATGACATCTGGCCGGGCGGAATCGACCACGACCGTGTTAGCCTGCCATCCATTCGCCAGCTCGCGGATCACGGTCGCCCATGTTCGTCCGTGTTCATCGCCAAATGAATGTAGATGCGCCTCGTACACTTCTTCGGTGACGAGCAATTCATCACCGAAATCGAGCAGAACGATCGCAGCGCCAGGCTGCGCATAGCCGACGTCGTGACCAATCGCAGCAGCCTTCGCCATGCTTCGGAGCGACCGGCCGCTCAGAGAGATTCCGTAACGAAGCTTCGCTTCCCTCTCTGTGATGACATGGATTTCGTCGTCAAACTCATCCAGAACGCGCGAACTCGACGGCGCTTCCCAGTTGGCGAGCCATAGCCGACGAAAGGACCGCTCGGGCAGTGTCTCCTGGGCGGCTTCGATCTCAGTCGTCTGGATGACGGGATTCGCACTCGTTGGCCAGCCGAATGAAGCGTAATCGGGATGGTACGAAGAATCATCCGGCATCCCGCGCCGCACCAGCTCGCTATAGGTCCAGTGCGTAGGATTGTCGGGCGTCGTAGTGAAGAGCGCGAAGCTATGCGGCGCCCAGTCGGCGAGCCTGGCGCGCAAAACTTCATTCCACAGTCCCGGCTCCGTGCCTGGTGTCGTCAACTCGTCGACGAACACTCCATGCAAGCGGAGACCGCGCAACCGTTCGCCGCCGTCTTCGCCCGAGCGAAACGAGACGAGCACATCGCCTTTGAGCCAAAGATCCTGCTCGTGACGGTTCCAGCTTTCGACGAGAGCATCTCCGGCCGCTTCGAAGGTTAGCCGCCGTGGCTCTGAGAGCATGCCGAACGTCGGCGTGCAAACGAGCAGATGAACCGCCGGCCTCCGATCCTTGCCGATGCCGGCCACCTGGTTGACGTGGCCCTGCGCGCGCAGTTCGTAGCCGCGCTGCAGAAGTGCCGTGACGGCTGCGCGCGTCTTGCCGCTTCGGTTGCCGGCCGAAGCCGTGACGAACCGCTTACGGCACTGCATGAATTCTGCCTGCGCAGGATGCGGTGTAAAATCATTGGCTGGTATTCGAATGCTGACTGTCAATGCAAATCAGGCTCCAGCGCGTGCTCCACGTCGTCGAGTAGCCGCACGCAGGTGCGCTGCATTTCCTTGACACAGCCCGCCAATGCAATGAGCGCTTGCCGATCGCGTTTCTCGAGCGCATCGAGAAACCGAGGGTTTCGTAGGCTCGCCACATGTCCTGCGGCCATCCTGGCGTAATCGTGCAAATGCGATAAGAGCATCTCTAGCTTCCCAGCAATTGCACGATCGTGCCCGCAGACCCGGACGCTCCGTTGGTGCCGCCATTGGTTCCTGTGCCACCCGCACCACCGCTAACGGTTGGGGCCGTACCGATCGCCGAGCTCATGGTTGTGAGCAAGATTCCACCACCACCGCCACCACCACCGCCACCGCTGCTGCTATTGCTGCCCGTGCCAGCGCCATTACCGCCGGCACCGCCGTTTGCGGTGATAGAACCGGAATTCGAAATCTGTACTGCAGCGATGACTATGATGCCACCGCCTGCCCCGCCTCCGCCACCTTCACCACCGGTACCACCCCCGAAAACAGCTCCGCCACCCCCACCGCCAGATCCGCCCTTTAGACTTACCAATGCAGATGCGCCAACGATAGCGCCCAGCGTTGCCATTGGATTCGCTCGGTATCCTCCGGCGCTGGCAGAAGGGGCAGTTGCCGCTCCGCCTGCACCTCCGGTATCTGGTGCACCGATTGCGGAGTCGCCTCCGTTCCCACCAACGCCACCGATCTGATTAGATCCCCCGGCGCCGCCGGACGCTCCGGCTCCGGTTCCATTTGATCCCGCACCGCCTGCCGATCCTGAAAGTAACGACCCAGCCGCACCCGCAGTGCCACCAGCGCCGCCGTTGGATCCTGCTACTGCGTTGGCCCCGGCATTACCTGCAACTGAGATGATCCCACCAGATGCAATCGAGAGTAGTTGGGATACGTAGATGCGGAAACCGGCCGGCTTTAGTACACCTGTGCTACTGATTGTAAGATTGCGGTAATACATATCCCGCGTGAGGGTCGTCGTTCCACCGGTGATAGTGACGTCGCCGTCGCTGCCATCACCAAATATGCCGCTTCCGCCGATCAAGCCGTTAATATCGTCTTGAACGGTTTGTCCCCATGTTGGCGTGAAAACAGTTCCGTTAAGCCAGGTAGCGGGCGAAGTAATCTTTCCGATCGCCATAGTTAAATGCTCTCCAAATCCGCTAGCGTCGCGCGCATGCTCTCGATGTCGTGAATCAACGCTTCAAGCGCCGAGTCAACTTCGCCGATCAGCGGGCGCGGATCGCTCTGCAAGATACAATCAAGCTCCGCCAGACGATCAGCCGCCTGGCGGAGATGTGCTACCAGCGTGCGCGTGATGCTGACGCTCAATCGCGGTTCCTCGGCGGCAAATCGGCGTTCGCGTCTTTAATCATCTGTTCTTGCTCGGCCTGTCCCGTCCTGCGCCCACCGCCGGCAGGCGTACGAAATGCATCATTGCCCAGGTTTCCGGCGCGCCGCTCCTTGCGCATACCGCCCACTAGGCCAGTATCGCTCTGTTCGCCGGTCGCCTTTTCGTCGCGGGCCTTTTGACTCTGTGAATGAAAGTTGCTTTTACCCATAGGTTCTATTCCTCATTCCGTGATAGTTGATTCCGCGAGCCGCTGAATTGCTGCTCGCCAATTCGGTCCACGTTGATTGTTGATGAGCTCTCGCAAGCGCTCAAATACGGTCGCGAGCGGGTTGCCCTCTTGTTTCAGCTCGTGAGCCAGGAGCAGGATGGCGCGTCCGACATCGGAGTCGAGGCTCACGTCGGCGATGAACCGTTGCTGATTCTCGTGACGCTGTTGGGCGCGTTCGGTTCCGAGCGCCATTTCGGAAAGCATCGCGGCTTCTTGATGTCGCTCCTCGAGCGAAGCGAGATCCTTCTTTCGCTGTAGCTGCTCGAGCGTGGCGCGCTCTGCGTCGGTGAATATGGTAGCCGCCGTCGGTTCGTCGTCTGGCAAACGACGTGTCTCTAGCGGCTCCGCGGTTCGAGAGGCGCGTTCCTCGGCAAGTGCAGCATTGACGTCGATCGGCCGGTTCTCTTCTGGAAACCAGCTGCTCTGGTACGGGAACGCCATTTACTTGCTCGCCTTCTTCGCGGCTTCGCGCTCAGCGTATTCCGCCTCGGTCAACAGGCTCGGGCAGGCGTTGCGCACCGACCAGGGCGAGATACCGGTGCCGAGTTCGGCATCGAAGGGAATCTCGACCCATTCATTCTTGGCGACCGACTTTTTGACGCCTTCGAAGTTCAGGATGCAAGTGCCGGGCGGATAGCCACGGGGTAAAAGCTCGCGGGTCTGTTCGACGATCTTGCGCACTTTCTTGACGTCATCGTAAAAATAGTCGGCCCAAAGATACATTCCGCTGTTGAAATACTTCGGCATGTTATTTTTCCTCCGTGTTAAGTGGTGTTCGGTTACGAGTCATTTGCTCTTCCTTCTGTCGCGAATCTCCCGGATCACGTCGCCAACCATTTCGGCCAGCCGCTCATGGGCCGTACCCTTTCGATCGAGCGCAGCACCTGCAATCGCGTCCAATCGATTGGCCGGCTGGCGTTCGGCCGGCGCAGGTTCGGCCGGTGCATTTTTCTTGGCCTCGAGCTCGGCGCGTTGGGCGGGCGAAAGCTGCGCCTTGAGCAATTCGGCTTTCAAGCGGGCTGCCTTGGCCGAGTGTTCTTCGGCGGCAATTTCCGCCTCTTGCAGGCGTCGGAAAACGTTATCGTCACTCACGCGCACATCCTCGCTTTCGGTTGGTTGCAAAAAAACGCTCTGCTAGTCCGCATTCTGTCGAGTGGGCAGAGCAGCCACACCGCAAAGGAGGCGCCGTTGCGGTGTCGGCGCCGGGCCGCGGACCTTGGCCCTGACAAATGAAAGAAATGCCCGCTGCCCATGTCTCTGCGGTCGGCGGGCGCAACCGGGCCGGGTCGGCACATGGGCGGCCGATGAATCATGGTCGGCTTCTCCACCGGCCGCGAGTGCGTGTGAGGATATCGACCGACCGGGGCTTCCCGAGGTCACGCCACCGTCCACCTAGAAAGGCAATTTTAAGGTCGGCTTTGGCGTCTGACCCGCCGGGGCGGGCAGAACCACGGGAGACGGAATTGCACCCTCTAGATTCCGCGATCTGCTCGTGCAAAACGCATTTCTCAGCGGTCATATTTGGGCCTGCCTATGGCGTCGAAGTCCTGCCAGGCGCGCTGCCTTCTGTTCAGGAGTAAGCCGGTCCCAGTTGCGGGCTGGCTTCGGCGCGGGAGCGCTAGACGCTGCCGCCGTGGTGCCGCCTTTCCGTGTGACCTCGAGCTCTGCGCCCTCGCAGGCGCGGCACAGAATCACGTAACGCCATTCCTGCACGCCTTCGGGCAGGTGGTACAGAACGGCCGGCGCGCATGAATCGCGGCCGATGCCAAACCGGCTCGAGCAATGGAAGCATCGATCGGCTTGGTCATGGAGCTGTGCGAGTAGCGGCTTGTAGGTGTGGTCCGCGTTGCAGTAGCCACGGCTCTCGAGCGCAAGCAGCTCCCGCTTCCAGGGATTGACGCAGCATTGCGTGAAGCCGTCGATTAGAAAGGCTCTGTGCCCGCATTCGGGACAATTGGCATGTTTCAGCGGTTCGGTCTGTCTCACCTCGAAGGCTCCCTCTCGGGCCATAGCTGAAACGGGACGGCCAGCGGCGGTCGCGAGGGCTCCTTCGCGGCCTGTGATGCGGCATGCTGCTCTTGGCACTCCGCCGAGCAGTACACGTGAAGGCCACCGGGGATGGTGCCGCCGCACCAGATGCACTGTGTCTCTTTGTCGTCGCTCACTTCGGTTCCTCCTCGTGTTCGGGTAATGCGTACATTTTCAGCCCCAGCTCGGGCCGCTCGGTCACCACGGCCAACCGCAGCGAACCATCGGACGCCTCGAGGTAGACGCGGCCATCGCTGCCCTGCCAGCCCTCGAGCGCCGCACCGGTTGCGCCACGCAGCGAGACCCGCTGCATGCCGCCACTCGAGACCTGCGCGATTTGGATCAACGTGGGCTGTGGCGTGCTTGCCGCGGCTGCTTCGGCATTCATACGCCTTTCGCGTACCTTGCTGCGGCTATCGAGAAGGTGAGCCACGCGGGCAGAGATGTAATCCAGTCCCTTGCGCACGTTCTCGTCGCCCAGCGGATCGGGGTGGTCGCGCATTACACGCTGCGCTTTGGCGATCTCAAGCGCCGCCTGGCTAGTCAAAACGTTCTCGTCGCCGTAGTTAAGCCGTAGCAGCCTGTTATTACCCGTATAATTACCAAGGTCTTCGCCGCGTAACTGCTTCGAATACAGGCCAGTCTTGAGAGCGTTCAAATTGCCGCGAGGAGCGCCACCGCGGCCTCGTCGTTTGGGGGGCTGGCGTCGCGTTGTTTTTGGCGTTTCACCGGCACTCATGCTGCCTCGCTGTTTGCATTCCCGTCCATACCGGCGTCCATACAGAACCCGTTAACCATGCGAACTCTTTGGAATAGCACAGGCCTATATAGCCTCTGTGCAATCGCGCTGCTAATAATTGCGCATAGTTGCGTTTGTTTGGCGCTACTTTCGATGGCGCGCGTGAGGCAGGCGACGAGGCAGGCGACAACCATCATCGCCCACCACCACGCAGGCTATTGCCGCTGACCACGTAGAACCGACCGCCATCTTTGAGCCGATCCAGAATCCGCACGCCATAGCGGGTTTTGAACTCGGTCAACGTGCAGTTGGTCGTCAAGATCGTCTTGCGGCCGTCGGCGTAACGGGCATTGACCACACCATCGAGCAGCGAGGAGAACGCGCCACCGCGGTCGTTGAACTCGGTCCCAACGTCATCGACGATGAGTAGGCTACAGCGCTCAATCTTGGCCATGGCTTCATCATCGAAACGGGGATAGCGAGCCAGCTGGGGCGCAGTGAGGAACACCACGACCGACGATGCTTTCGCAAAGACGTTGCTCTGTTTCAGGGACTCAAGTGCGCGTTGGCGAAGAAGCTGATAAACAGCGGTCGCGCATGCGCTGGTCTTGGCCAAGCCTTTGTTGCCAGCGAGAACCAAAAGCCAATCAGAGCCAGCGATGAAGTCACGCGCTACCCGATGTGCTTCGGCGTCGCATTTACCGCCAAGGACCTGATCGACAAATCGGCGAGGCAGATCGCTGGATTTAAACCGGAGCTCGGCCCGTTCCAACGCATCACGCCGGTCTTCTTCTTCGCAAAGCCGCTTCTGCTGCGCCTGATAGCGTTCGAGCTGGGCTGCGAAGTCGGGATCGGCTTCTATTCGGGTAAGAATGTCCTTGTAGGTTAGACCAACGCTGGGGTCAGCCAATGTGGTCGTGACAGTGTCGCTAAGATTAGTCATCGATTGCCTGTTCCCCTGCGGGTCCGTAATCACGGTCATCGGTGAGTTTCAGGGCGCCAACGCCGGATCCATTCGTACTCTTGATCTTGTTAGTGCTCGTGCTCGTGATCGTGCTCGTGATCGTGGCGCTACTTGAAGCCGTTTTGGCAACGGTGGTTGGCAACGACGGTTGGCAATCAGGGTTGGCAACCCGCTTGGCGTCCGCGATGGCGTCCGCGAAGATCTCATGGAAGATTGCCCGCAGGTCGCGATGCGCACCTCTGGTCAGTTTCTTGGCCTTGAACGTTGCCATGAACTTGTCTGCGGCTAGCAGGGCTTCGCTGCGGAGACGACAATCCGGCAGCTCGTCGTAGACCTCGCGCCAGAGCTGAATTGTCTTCGGGCTGGTAGGTGCGTTGTCCGCCATCGCCTCCGGTAGCCACACCAGCGGCGCGGACCAGTCCGCCTTGACGAATCCCGCGCGCTCCAGCTCACCGAAGCATTGCAAAAACGCGCCGAGGTCCCATGCAAGCGATTCCGCCAAACCGGCGCGGCCAGCGGAGAACAATCCAGGCAGCGCTCGGCGATGAGGACCGGTCAGCAAGTACAAATGAAGCAGCCGTGCATTGGGCGCGGGCGCCGGGAGGGACCGAAAACGCCGGTCCTGCCACATGCGAGAGCAAATGCGCCCGAAGAGCGGGGTCACGCGTCGTCCCCCGTCCTTTCGCGCGACAAGTAGGCATGCAGGTCTGCGCGTCGCCAACGGCGGTGGCTGCCGAGCTTCGACGCCAAGC